CCTCTCCATAACGGCCCTTACGGGCCGTAGATCAGAGGTAAGTACCTTTCGGTGCTGGGCATTCAAACCCAGTGCAGAATTGTGTCCTGCAAACCTTAACCTGATCTCTATAGCGTTGGGTGGCCTGGCCCTGGAAACAGGGCCTGGCCACTTCTACGCCAAGTATGGAAGGATCTCGGGGACGTTGTCGCTCCCCACTTTCATGAACCTTAAACAAGGAATAGTCCTATTAACGAATCCCGCACAACTAAGCACGAGTTCCCTTTTCAGAACTGGTCGTGGTCACGACCCGATCCGGTCTGGAGATGTTCTAACCAGGCAGGTACGGTCACTACGACTAATACGAGAAGCGGTTCCTCGGTGCCCAACTGGCGGACAAAGATTCGCAACGGACAAAGTGCGACCTCCGGTTTTACTGGAGAGTTAAACACCTGCCTCGGTACAGTTCCCCACTCTCATTGGATCGAGAGAACACAGGGTTCTGGTGGAGGTTGGGTTCCTTACGTGCAACAGGAATTCGGATCGTTCTTTGATGCATACGATCCCACTGTCACGGGTTTTAGTGAAACATCTGCAGACAACCAGGCACTTAAGTTAGCTTATCGAAGGCTTCGTGAGACCCGGCGGGATTTTCAAGCCGGTATATTTCTCGGCGAAGCTGGAGAAGCGCTTAAGATGTTACGGGACCGCAGCCAGAAGTTGTTCCTTGGCCTTTCGAATTACCTTAGTTTTACGGCAGGAAATGCCGTTCCTACTAAATTCCGGTATACCACCGGGGTGAATAGGACCTGGATCGTACGAGGGATGAAAATCACTCGGAAAATCCGCACTAGGAAAACTAATTGGAAGGCCTTAGCGAACTATCTCTCTGGTAATTGGCTGGAGTTTTCTTTTGGCGTGAAACCGCTAGTAAGCGACATAGAGTCCTCAGTTGAGGCCTACCGTGGCTTATTAGAACAAACGGATAAACGCCGGGAGCGAGTTCCAGCATTCGGAAAGAACCAAGAGTACTCATGGGGCGACCGAAATCGGACCGCCGTTGGCAACGTCTACTTTACGCGGGTCTTCAATGTCCGCGGATGGGTAGGTGTTCGCTATTTACTTTTTCTCGAGTATTCTACCAAAGGTTGGACACCCGAGTCAGATGTGCTTGAGCGATTCGGCTTAACCGCCGAGGAGTTTGTGCCTACGATTTGGGAGTTAACGCCTTGGTCTTTCCTCTGGGATTATTTCACCAATATAGGTGATATCCTGGAAGCCACTACGACTTGCACTTCCGAGGTAAAGTTTGTCGTCAAAACAGTCCGCAAATGGTGCATCAGCGAAACCAATGGTTCCGTTGACGAAGCATACATGCGGTCGCTGTACGGCGGCAACACGCCAAGGTACGAGTGGTCTGGTTCTCCTGGTTATGCGATGCGCCATCGTAAGACGGTGGTGAGGTCGGCCCTGGGAAGTATTCCATTCCCTAAACTTGAGCTTTCCGTCCCAAAGATGGGAACGCAATGGTTGAATATGGCTGCTCTTGCCACCCAAAGACAGGTGGCGCAATCTTCCTTGCTGAAGCGCTTCGGCAAACTTGGCTGAGGCTCTAGAGGCTTAATATGTCACATTTGTGAGGTTCAAAACATGGCATTCGCCCCATCTACCCCTATTACAGGGACCGCCCAAACTGGTCTTACGACCCCAACGTACACTCACACGGCCGATATGTTCCCGGACGCCGCTGTCGGCAAGCAGTACGCCGTCACAGCGCTCGGGGGCACTCAGACGGGTGGCACGGTTCATTCCGTGTCGAGCCCGTTTACGTTCGCCATGATTCGTCCCAAAGTTTTCAAGGCTTTGGGGAAACCGAATCCGACGACCGGCCTTATTGCGAATGTGCCGAAAAATCCGTGGAAGATCAATACCAGACACGGGGTAACACCCTTGGCTGGTCAACCCGTTCAAAACCTCATTATTACCACTACGGTAGAGGTTCCGGCGGGTTCGGATACCGCGGACGCAGTTAATATCCGTGCGGCGCTCAGCTGCCACTTTGGTCTCCTGTCCGCGAACTCAGCGGCAATTGGAGATACCATTGTTGGCGGCGTGATGTGACCCCGGTATTAGCGTGGCTAAGGACTGGGAAAGAGATCGTGCTCACCTGGTGTGGTACCTTAGTGTCACTTGGTTTCTCTGTGGCACAACGACAGGTATCACACTATCTTGGCTCTATCGGATTCTGGCTACTCAAAGTAGCTAAGGCCATAACCAAGAAGTGAGCGATACAAACAACGATTCTTTGTAGTACATCCTTAACGTTAGGAGAACAACATGGGTGGTAACTCTGGTGCTCTTTTAAGTTGTCTTTTACATGACCTGAACTTGGCTCTACCGTCTCACCTTAAGGTGCATGCTGATGGTAAAAATCGTCAGCGCGCATACCCAGGTGTTACGGGCCGCGAGTTCGCTATACTTTCTCTCGCCGACTCGTTCTTGAAGAAATTCGAGGATGAGAAAGCAGATGATGCGGACTCAGCGGCGCTGAGTAAGTTCCTTGCCTGCAACGAGTACTGCAATCGTAGCGAGGCAATCGACACTAGTAAGATGACGGAGATTCAAGCCGTCGCCTTGGGAGAATTCAAGAAGTATTTTTATAACTTCTTTTATCACTCCTGCCCGTCGACCCAGATATGGGACGATGATGACGTAGACAGACCAGTTGAAGAGGACATGCTTACTTTACGTGAGATCTCCTTGGATGGTAAGTTTATGGCTGGGATTCCAGTAGGAATACTGGATGACATCAGTGATGATGTTGCCGAATATTTGGCTCCAGGACCTGGTGCTTCGATCGGTGCAAGTGGGACCAGCTTCTACCATAAAGTAGCGGCTGGAAAACTCTCTTGCACCAATAGGTCATTGTACTCGCTGTACCTTAGCGAGACCTCTCGTTGGCCGTTGTGGGCTAGAACTGAATCTATAAGGTTCAGCCACTATGGCGGTCCGAGTTTGGTGTTAGGCAATAAACTCACGTTTGTCCCGAAGTCCAGAGAAATTTCTAGGACTATATGCACCGAGCCTTCTGTAAATATGTTGTTTCAGAAGGGAGTGGGCTCGAGGCTTGAGAAACAGCTGGTCACCAGGCTAGGAATAGACCTGGAACGACAGCAGTTCAAGAATCGCGAGTTAGCTCATATCGGAAGCGTTTGCAGGACTTTTGGAACTATTGATCTTAGTTCTGCGAGCGATACGATTTCCGTTGGTTTACTTCGAGAGATATGTCCCAAGGAGGTATTCAATCTCCTAATGGCGTATCGCTCACCCAACGTAACCTTGCCTAACGGTGAGGTAATCGAGTTGCATATGGTGTCGTCCATGGGGAATGCTTTTACTTTCCCGCTTCAGACGATTCTCTTTAGCTCCGTAGTTTTAGGTGTGTATTCTGCCCTTTCTTTAAAGGTTGAGTACCCCTTCGGTGAGCGCCTTGGTAACTTTGCCGTAAATGGGGATGACATTATCGTACGCCGCGAGGCGTATGACCTTGTCGTAAATATCCTTCAACGGCTTGGTTTCTCGGTCAACATCGACAAGAGCTATAACGAGGGACCTTTTCGCGAATCGTGCGGCGATGATTTTCTCGCCGGCTACAACGTACGTGGCGTATATTGCCAGACGTTGAAGAGCAAACACGATGTATACTCACTGATTAACCGCCT